CAGGTTCCGGTGGCGGTGGTGGTGCTGGGGCTGGTGGCCAGTCTATAGCTTCCGGTACGTGGGAAGGCGGAAACGGCGGTAATGGTTTGTCCTCGTCCATTACAGGAACCTCAGTTACTCGTGGCGGCGGTGGCGGCGGCGGTTCAAGATTTAGTGGCCCCGGTCAAAACGCAGGCGGCTCAGGCGGCTCGGGTGGCGGCGGTCAAGGTGACGGAACTGGAACAACACCGACTCCCGGAACACCAAACACCGGCGGCGGTGGTGGGGGCTCATCTAATGGTTTTAACATAAGCCAAACCGGCGGATCAGGAATTGTAATTATTCGTTATCCGGATAACTTTGCCGATTTAACTTCAATTAGTGGCGGTTTAACTTACACACTCACAACACCGACAGGCTACAAGGTTTACAGTTTTACCGCAGGTACAGGGACGGTAACTATCTAATGGCGCATTATGCATTTTTAGACGAAAATAATATTGTCACCGAGGTTATTACCGGTGTCGATGAAACACAAACTATAGAAGGTTTGGAACCTGAAATTTGGTACGGTAATTTTAGAGGTCAAACCTGCAAGCGAACATCGTATAACTCTAATATTAGATTTAATTATGCAGGTGTTGGATATACATACGATGCAGTTGATGATGCTTTTATAGCTCCCATGCCCCAATGCGGCCACGATGAACTTTTTCTAAATAATCTGAAAAGATGGGACTGTCAAAACGTAGCGCATAGGTTTGATGATGGAAACTAGCTATAACGGCTACCCGGCCTCTAAAGATCCGGATGCTATAAAAATAAAGTCCTACCCTATAAAGGGTACGGATCGTAAGCTAAGGTGCGCCGAGAGTGTTGGGCCTCTCTTGGCCGCCTTTGCTGCCGAGTTTCACGAGCTCATCGAGCCGATAGACGAGGGTACTTTTGACGACTGGGGCTATGCCTATCGGATGGTACGAGGCAACCCTACAAAACTATCGTGCCACTCATCCGGTACAGCTATAGATCTAAACGCTACTAAGCATCCACTCGGTAAGGCTGGCACTTTTCCGGCTGAGCAGATACCTATGATCCGGGCTTTAGCTAAAAAATACGGCCTTAAGTGGGGCGGCGACTTTAAGACTAGGCCGGACGATATGCACTTCGAGATAGCCGTGACACCGGCCAAGGCTCAGGCTTTAATCTCTAGTTTAGGTTTACAGTAATACAAATCCTAAAGGGCATTTAGGAGCAAGACCATGAAAGAGCAAGCAATCGCAGCGGCTAAGTCCTATGGGCGAGCAGCTATCGCAAGTGCGGCAGCGCTGTATATGTCAGGCATAACAGATCCTAAGGTGTTAGCTAATGCGTTTATCGCTGGGTTAATTGGGCCATTACTTAAGGCGCTTCAACCATCTGAGGGTCAGTTTGGCGTAAAGAAGTAATGGAACAGGCTCAGCTCGCAGTCGGTATAGCTTTAGGGAGCTTTACTATTTTGGGGCTGTGGGCTGGGCTTATACGCCACCTTGTTAAGTATTACTTATCAGAGCTACGGCCTGACGGTAACGGCGGGCACAACCTTAGGGGGCGTGTTGACCGTATAGAGGCCCGTGTTGATACGATTTACCAAATGCTGTTAGAGGATAGATTAGCCCGTTAGGGCGTGTCGTATTGCCTTTTGTCGGTGCCTAGCCCCATACTTTTGTTACACGCTGAGAGGGCTACTCGGTTAGTAGCTTGATCGGCCTTAACAAAGGGCAGATATATGAATAGTTTAGATATTTTAATTGGTTTAGGAGCCTGCGGTATGGGCTTTTTATTTATGGTTATTGGCTACTCAATTGGTTTTAAACACGGCCACGGTGAGGGCTTTGTAAGAGGGCGCAATATTGCAAAAGCGCTACGTGATGCTGAGCTAATCAAATGACTAATTTTCTAGAGGGCTACGAGGACGTAAACGCCAGGATTATTCGCGCTCGCTCAGAGTTTCCAACAATGCGCCTAGTTGCATATATTGAGGATATAGATATAACAAAAGGTTATATATTGGTACGAGCTGAGGCCTACCGTAATTACGATGACGAAAAGCCTAGCGCTGTGGATTATGCGCTAGAGGTTAGATCAGACCGCGGCGTAAACCTGCACTTTTGGGTAGAAAACTGTATCACCTCAGCTTATGGCCGCGTTTTAGGCTTGTTAACACCTGGCGGTATTGCACGTAGCACTAAACAGGATATGGAAAAGGTAGAGGTGTTAAGTGCTAAAGCTGTAGCACCGCTAGCTGATGACCTTTGGGCTACCAATGCGATAGCTGCAACAATACAAAACGTAGCCAACGAGCTAAATGCTACGGTGTTAGACCCAAAGCCTGAGTGCCGCCACGGCGCCCGTGTATGGCGTGAGGGCACAAGTGCTAAGACAGGTAAAGCCTGGGCTAATTACAGCTGTGTAGAAAAAAGCAAGGCTAGCCAATGCGAGCCGCTTTGGTACGTATTTACAAGTGACGGCACCTGGAAGCCTCAAATATGACAAAACAACGACTTATTAAAATATTGGTTGTGTGTGAGGTTGTAGCTTTAGTGCTAATGTTGTGGGTGAGCTTCAAATGAGCGATTACGCCGAGATTATCAACCTGCAAACAATGACAGGCAAACTATTACTTAACGGTGAGCTAGTGACTGAGTACAAAGTAGAGACCTGCGACAAATGCAGCAAGATTAGCCAATTAGATGCCTTTGGCTATCAAAAAAGCCATAGCAAAGAAAACCTTATATGGTTTTGTAAAGAGTGCCGCTAATGTTCAAAGTGGTGCTAGATGTAAAGCAAGCTAATACAGCTATAGACACAGGCATAGCCAGGGCAAAGCTGTACAAGCCACAGTTTGACGGTGTAACAGCTAAAAAGAATTATGATCAAGAAAGGCACGGCGGTACCTTTGCTGAGTTTGCTACAAAGCAAATAGATGCCGTTGGAGCTGAGGTAGCTGCGGCTGAGTATTTAGGGCTAACAGATTATGAACCTAAAAACGGCACTTATAAGGATCAGGCTGACATAGGCGAAAATATAGAGGTTAAACACACCTATAGGCGTAATGGCAATTTGATTATCAGTAATTTAGACCGCGACAGCGATATAGCTATATTGGTTATAGGCCGTATGCCCGTGTATGTAGTAATGGGTTGGTTTCCAGTTAAAGAGGCAAAAAAAGAAAGCTACAGGTCAGAGTTAATACGCGGTGATAGTTACTTAGTACCACGGGCTGACCTACGCACAATGACCCACCTTAATATGATTGGAGACTGTGTTTATGGATATCATCAGGTTTGAGTGCCGTAGCTGTAAAAAGATAACTGAGCAGATAGAGCGCATAGTTACAGATAACCTGCCTGCTAATGTAAAGGTTTTACAATGCAAGGTATGTAGCAAAATGAGCGTTTGCCTATTGGTTACTTATGCCGATGTATGAGTATGAGTGTATTAGCTGCTCAATACGCTATGAAGTGCAGCGATCTATACACGATGTGAATATACCTAAGTGCTGTGGCTTTGATATGCGCCGTATTTATGACCCAGTAGGTGCCATATTTAGGGGCAACGGTTGGGGCAAGGATGCCTAGTTATATGCCAATAGCTGTGACAGATGATTGGGCTACGCCACAAGCTTTGTTTGATGAGTGGGATAGTGTCTTTGGGTTCGATTTAGATGCAGCCGCATCTTTAAGCAACTATAAGTGTGATAACTGGTATGGCTTAGACCACCCTGACCCGACCAAGAGGGATGCGTTAGCTATCCAATGGCACGGAGATGCCGTTTGGCTTAATCCTCCTTATGGACGTGTGCTGAATAAATGGGTAAAAAAGGCTTATGACTCTAATCTCCTTGTAGTGATGTTATTGCCAGCTCGTACAGATACGCGTTGGTTTCATACCTATTGCTTAGACCAAAAGATTACTTTCATAAAAGGCCGCGTTAAGTTTGGTAATGGTACGGCTAGTGCACCGTTCCCTTCGATGATCGTAGTAATGAGTCCAAGATGAAAAGTTATCCACAAGAGTTATCCACAGCCGGCAAAAACCTGTGGACGACACGCAGGCGATACGCTCAACTTATCCACATACTCGCTAGTAGCTTGACACCTACGCTAGCATCACAACTCGCTGGCGAGCCGCTGAGGCGGATAGCTCGCAGGCGATGTTTGGTGCTTGTGGGGCTGTATTGTGTAATTGGGATTACGCCAGCTAATGCAAATGATCCAAACAAAGA